AGACGTGGTCAGGAGCTCGTCCGCCCACTGTCCCGCGTTTTTGGTCAGGTCGAACACGGCTTTGCCTGCCGCGACCGCCGCCGTAGCGACGGCCCCGACCGCAATCCCGATCCCCTTGAGTGCGCCGACGGCGAGCGTTGCGGCACCTTTCCCGAAGCTTTCCCACTTCTGGCCGAAATCGGTAGTTTTCTTGCCGGCGTGTTCGAGCGCTTCGCTGTTTTCGTCGATCTCGTTCCTGGTCGACTTGAGCGCGGCTTTGGCGTGGTTGAGGTTCGTGCGCATCTGCACGTAAGCTGCGTCGGTGGGCTTTACCCCTGCCTCGTCCATGCGCTTGAGTGCTTGTTCGGCTTCGGAAACGGCTTTCTGCTGTTCCGCCATGGCCTTGTTGAGCGATTCGTTCTTCGCTTTCAAAGCGGCGACCGACGAGCCGTTCTTTCCGAACTCCGCCGTCATGACCGCCGCTTCCGACGCCACCAGCCGCATGCTGTCCTTGATGCCTTTCAGGGCATTGGCATATTCTTTGTCGCCCTTGACCGCGATGGTCGGCCGATGTTGTAACCCACAGGGCAACCTCCTTCTTACCACGGGAACATCCGGTCGATGTCCGCCTGCGTTGCGTCCTTTGTGATCTCTCCGTCGGACGACGACACACATGCATCGAGGAACAATCCCATGGTGATCTGATCCAGTTCGGCGACGGTAAACCCCATCCGCTTTGCCACCAGCAAATACGTGGGCACATCGATCTGTCCGCCGTCGCCGTCTACTTTTTTGTCGTTTGCAGGCTCGCGTTCAACAGCGGTTTGAGCTCGCCGAACACCTCGAAGATGGGAAACGCGTCGAACGTATCGAGCCAGTCGTCGAGGTTCGGAGTAACCGCTTCGTCGTACGCACGCGCCATGGTGTGGACGATTCCGTAGAGCACCATGGTGTTCCAGTCGCGGTTGAGCCGGTACTGCGCCTCGTCCGGTTTCTTGCTGCCGGGCTTGATCTTTTCATCTGCCTTCTCCGGCTTCTTGTCAGCATTTCGGGCTGTTTCCGAAGATTCCGGCTTCTTCTTCCAGAACTTCGGCTTGGCTTCCACTTGTTCGGTCCCGTCTGCCAATGTCTGCAGGTCGACGAACAAGTCCCTGCCGGTGGCGTTGTAGTACCGGACAGGTAAAGACGCAGCGGCTTTGAAGCCGACGCTTTGACCTGCGATCGTAAGAACCTTTTCCATATCGCCTTACGCCCCCGCGACCGGTTCCTGCACGGCCGTGAACCAGTTGTTGTAAGTGGTCGTGTCGGTGTCGGCCTTTGTGTGCCGTTTGACAAGGTTGTCGCTGGCGCGCGGGCGCGCCGCGAACTTGACCTTCGTGGTATCCGGCGTTTTCGACTTCCCGGTCTTTGCCGCGATCTCCGGACGCGCGGTCACGACGCAGTCGTACAAAGCAATCCTGCGGTTGTGCGCGTCGCCCTCGAACTGAGCCAGGAACGCAAACTGCGCGTAGACCTGACCGGAATACTCGGCAGCGACCTTCTTACTGTCCTCTTTCATGGCGAGAATCGCGGCTTTGATCGCCGCGGGGATGTAGGCGGTCTCGATCTCGCCTTCGTAACCCTCGCTCTTGTCGATCATGGCGTAATCGGTGTTGTCCGCTTCGAACGGCTCGATGCTGCCTTTCGGCGAGAGCGTGAGCGCAGTAGCGCCCGGCCATGCGATCGGCGTGCCGTAGGAGTACACGCCGTCCGTGATCGTGACGAGTGCGATAGCGGCTCTGCTGATGCCGTAACGGTATTTGTTATCCATTGCTTCCTCCTGATCCCCTGCCGAACACGGCCAGGGTGGTATGGTGTTTTTGTGTATCGGTCTCGAATTCTACGTACCGGCTCTCCAGCACGACGATTCCCGCCGCCTTGAGTAACGACTTGGCAGAGGAAATCGCCATGCGGTAGTTGCCGGAGAGGTAGAACTCGATGTTGACGTGCTCGTCCACGAACAGGTCGTCGTTGTCCGCTTCGAACCCGCGCTCGACATCCGGCACGAGCACATAGTGGTCGATGCTTGGGTTTACCGTGCAGCTACCTACTCCGTGCTTGAGCTTCAGCGGAGCCAACGCCGCGTCGATCGTTTCAAGAACCGGCAAGTTTCTCGACCTCCTCGTCGTAGATTCGCTGCATCTCGGCGGCGCACTCCGGCTCCGCACCGGCGCACGCCGCGTTCAGCCATGGCCGGGCAGGCTGGACGTTCTTACCGCTCCTGCCATGCTCGTAGACGTTGACCGCAAGCGCTGCCGGCGTGCCTTCGTCCGTCTTTCCGCGGAACTGCACCTGTGCAAACCAGCCGTACTGATTCTTACGTGCGGCTTTCATCTTGGCGAATCGTGCAAACGTCGCGTTCGCGCCCTTGATCTTCTCGTAGAGGATGCGCAGGCCGGCACCGACCATTTCCTTCTGGACGCGATCGGTGTCGTTGCCGAGTTTAGCGAGCATCTGCTCGTACGAATCGAACCCTTCAAACTTCACTGTTGCCATGCGCTTACCCCGAAATCCTGCTGCAGGTCAGCTCGACGGAATCGAACCCCGTTTTGTAGTCCCGCACAACCCGGTACTCCACGTCGCCGTTCGGCGTGTGGTGCACGAGCTTCTGGTGTCCGTCGAAGTCGATCGGCGACACGTCGAAGATCGCGTCGGCTTTCCGGCCGACAGCGTCGGCGTCGTAGAACTCGCTGCGCACGACACTTTTCAGCTCCGCCCAGCAGGACACGCTTGATACAGGGGTTTCCTCCTGAAACGTGGTGTCGGACACCGTAGTCTTAATGAGCGTCACCCACTCAATCCGCATCTTCGCTCACCGGCCTTTCCTGCAGCCACCGCTCGCGTATGGCGAGCGTGAGCCACAACGGACGCGCGCCTGCTTTGTCGCGGCTGGACAGGAGCTCCGTGGCGAGGTTCGCCACGAGCATGCTGTCGTCGGCGGTGTCCTGCAGGGTAATGCCCTTTTTCGTGAGTTCCGCCACCGCCGCTTCGATCGCCTTCGTCCAGTACTGCGTAAGAGGTTCGGGCGTGGCGACGCCCGCCCGGTCCATGCGCCCCATGAGCAGCGATAATGCCGTCGATTGGTCAAACGCCATGCCCGTTCCCTCCTTCGCTTTGTGTTGTTGTTTTTAGTTTTCTTCAAAGAGCTATGCTTTGCAGAACGAGAAACTGTGGCAGATCGCATATACCGCCAGGATATGGATTCAACCACAGCTCCCTTCTGCGTTCGTTACGCTTTGGGTACCGCGATTACTTTGCCAGCCTTGATCACGCGGCCGGCCGCGTCGAGTTCGACGACCGTGATCGTCTTGCCGGCTGCGCAGGTGACCTGCGTGGTGCCGGAAACGAGCGTGGTGTAACCCACCACCTTGTCGCCGGTGGATACGCGGTAGTCCCCGATCCGGAACTTGAGCGTGGTGTCCGCAGCTTCGGTGCCGGTGACCGTGAGTACGGTGTCGCCGGTATTCGTTCCGGCAGCGGCCGTCACGCCGAGCACGCCGAGAGCAGTGTTCGCGTAGTCGATCGGGAAGGTCGCAGCGGTCACGGCGTCGGTGTTGTCGTAGCTCACAAAGACGAACGCTTCGCCGATCACAGGCTTGCCGTCGTAACGCGCGTAGCCCTTGAACACGGTCTGGTTTTCGAGGAACTTCACGTGTTCGGACGATTCGATCTTCTGTCCTTCCCGCTCGGAGAGCAGGTACAGAGAACCGAAGCCGCCCGCGATCTCGTAGTCGCCGAGCAGTTCGCACTCCTCGACCGTGCCGCCGATCACCGGCAGCGTGTTGTCGCCTGCGGTGAGGAGAGCTGCCGGGATGAACGCCAGCGCCTTTGCCTTGATATCCATGTGCGTGGCGCGGTTCATGACCCAGAACGCGTTGCCGTCCGAGTAGAGCGGGTTCGCTACTCCAAGCGCCTTGATCAGCGCAATGAAGAAGGCAGCTCCGGTGCTCTCGGCGATGTCGATCTTCTGGATGTGCGTCTCGTGCAGGTCCGTCCAGGCGCGCGCGTTGGCCTCCCAGTCGGAGGGCTTGGCGGTCTGTTTCAACCGTGTGACGATGCCCAGCGGCATCTTCGTGCCGGTACCGAACAGGATCGCGCGGTCGAGGCCGAGGCCGATGGCTTTGCCGAGCGCATCCATGATCTCCATGCCGAGGTTCATGTCGCTGTCTTCGAGGTAGGCGTTGGAGATCGGGATCCAGCCGCCGATCAGGTAGCCGTCCACCTCGATCTGGTTGAGGGAGAGCTCCAGCTCGTTGAGC